CTATTATGATGGGTAAACTAAGACCACAGATATTTCTAGCGATAATAGTCCTCGCAGTTTTATCTGTGGTTGGTCTGTATAAAGGGCATAACGAGATTGCTAGTGGTGCTATTGGTGGCATCATTGCTCTAGGTATGAAGGTCCTAGAGTCAGAATAAACAATCCCCTAAGTTTTGATTTCTAATTATTTTTTCAAAACAGTAGTTTTTGTTTTAACTTTTTTTATAAACAAAATGATGTATTTACGTTTAAAGTTATTTCATAAATTGAATATAAAATAGTTGTGATAGAATATTACCAGGAAGGAGAGTAATATGTTCAATAGTATAGCAAGTCTTTTTTTGAGTAAAGAAAAAAAAGTATTACTTGATTTAGCAATGCACATAGTTCAGTCTTTAGACACTAAAGAAGAGCGACTAGCCGCAGCTAATACAGTAATGGAAGCACTAAAAGACGGGAAGATTACAACTATAGAATGGACTAAGATAGGTAAGTCTCTTGGTGTATTTGGTAAAAAGTAATAATCTGATACAATAATTTCAAAGGCACTAAACCCCAGCTTTCAGTTTTATACCAACATCCTTTTAATAAGACATTGCGAAGCGTTCTAATCCTCGGGTTTAGTGTCTTTTGTATTCTTATAAGTTATAAATATAGGTGTACTTTCTCCAACATAAGATCCAATTACATTATAGTTGAAGTGATCTAGTGCATCTTCTTCTGCAGTTTCTACGGGTAATAAATCTTCCATAAGTATTTCAATACATTTTTGTTGATCGTAAATAGCCACAGGATTATTACATTGATACCCAAACCCTACTAAAGCTTCTTCAAAGCCAGTAAAAAGAATAGCACCTTCATACTGTTCCATTAGTTCATCCCATGTTTGTTGATCAATGGTGCTTGGTTTGTCCATTTATATCGCCTCCAATCAGGGAGTAGCAGCCCTGGAAAGAATGGAGATACCAAAGCTGCTACTGAAGTTAACTTAGGCAGGACATAAAAAGGAAACCTGCCGTTCCGTTAGAAAGTAACCACAATGAAAGAATGTGGTACTAATATTGTATCAAGCTTTTGATGATTACCAAAAGACCTTGATTATAACTCGACCTTTTTCTGGGGGACAATAAAATTTTCTTGAGTTTAATTCGTGTACCTGGCAGTCATCATACCACATACCTGCTTCAGTCAAGCCATCTTTGATAGGTTTCTCAAGGTTATCCACATCAGGAGTTTTGACGTGTGGCTTGTCTGTAAGTTCTGCTATTTTTTTCTTTGATGTACCCTTAGCTATTGGTAAATAAAATGTTAGATCAACTTTAACTGGTACACCTTGTTCAGCAGTAAATTTTTTTAACTTGATATGAATCTTACTTATATCTCTAACTAAATTCATCCAGTCTCTAACTCGTTTTGTGTTGTAAGAACCAAACCTAGAAAATCTCACAGATCTAGGTAAAGGTTTTGCTTCCACAATTATTTCATATTTTAACTTCATAGTAACCTCCTAGTTACTAACTAACAACACCCCCCTTAAAGGGGGGTTGTTAGTAATAGTTATCTTAATCTCCATTGTCTTTGTCCATTAGGCTCAACAACATCCATGAATGCTGTCCCATTACCTCGTTTCAAAGCCATACTAACTGATTCCAAACTTACTTGAAGTTCCTCAGCTATTTCTGCTGCAGTCATAAGTTTACCAGTCTTAAGTTCCTCTCTAATCCTAGTCCTGATGGGAAGAGACTTACTTAGTTCAGCACCAAAATCACCAAGTTCAATCCTTTCAAACAAAGCTGCATCGTTATCATTTGAAAAACGTAAACCAAATGGCGGGTACAATCTTGAGTTGTTAGACTTCTCGTGGGTAAATGCTATGTCGGTATAACTCTCACCCATGTTTTGTTCCTTGCTAACAGACCAAATATTACGAGCAAGATTCCACCAAAAGGTAGAACCAAACAACTTACCCTCTTTACTGGTGTGGCTCAACACTAATACTGTTGTATCAAAAGATCTAATAATATTCATGAACCTCCTAGCTGTTTCAGAATCATTTGCATCCGCATCTAATGCAGGTATCAGTGAATCTATAATGATCAATGGGCAAGAATTACTGTCTAACCACTTCCTTAAACGTGGCTGTAATGCCACGAGGCTGTCCGTACAGCGTCTGTAAGACACAGGGAAGTCCGATTCCTCCAGTCCGCCTCCTGAAACGCCTCTTTTGTTCAAAGAGTTTATCAGTGTTTGCTTCCTCCAAGTAAACTCCTCCTCGTCTGTTTCCCAGTCCAAGTACAAGACTTGTCCTGTGTCTTGTGGCTCGATGCCCTCAATCACTTCTATCATGCTCGATACTGTCATAGATATAGCAGTGCCAAAGAAAGATTTCCCAGTACCACCAGTGGCAAACATAATAGTTGGCTTTTTCAATGGCAATAAACCATCTATCAGCCACCTATTAGGATTTACCGTTATCTTTGTAGTTGATGTATCAATAAAGTCAGAGTCATCCTCTCTAGCATTCTTTGCAACTCTGCAAGCTACATCAAGTATAGCTTCCCAGTCGTCACCTTTCTGTCTGTTCTTAAGAACAGACACCGCTTCTCTACGTCTACTCAATGACACCAAGTCAAAGTTTACAGGACCAAGAAGCACTCCGCTTTGATAAGTTTCAACCGTCAAGTCGCAGCTATTTCTGCCACCCTTTGGACTGAAAGTAATCATCACACCGTTCTCTGCCCAGTTCACTACAACTGATTCATTGTCCTCAACCTTACACATAGGATCAGGTATCTTACCCTCTGTGAAGCTTCTAATTTTAGTTTGTTGATACCTGCTTACAGACTTAGCTATCCTGGCAAGGTCTACCTCTGACATAGGAGGAGTACATTTCTCCCCGAAGCCAGTCAGTATACTTTGCAAGATATCCTCCTGTATACCTCTCGCCCAAAAGTATCCTGCCAATCTAGTAGCAGTAACATCTCTTTGTCCCTCAGGTGCACCATTTTCTAGTGCATCAGTAACCCATGGATCAACACTATCTTTGTCGGTAGGTTGAACTGTCTTAGGTTGTTTACCCAGGAACTGTTCGGGTACTACCCCAAACTCTGAGAATCTACCACCATTAGTTTCAAGAACTTCATAGTTTTTATTTGTAACGAGACTAGGTGGTGCTACCACATAGCCTGCATCATTTCTAACGTCTACGTTTTTAAGAAAACCTGCACCAGTCTTGAACAAGTTATTGTACTTATAGTAAAAGTGCCAACCTTTCGGTGTCTTTACTATATGCGTATTCGGCAAATGTATACCTGCATCTTTCAGAGAATCTAATCCCTGTTGACCATCAATATCAATGACGGTAATACCAGATATAGCACCAGTTACAATACCTATGTTTGATTCAGGAGAATCTTTCCAATGCCCTTTCATGTCGCCAATCCCCATGTGTTTACTCTGAAATTCTTTCCAAGAATAAATTAGAGGCTTTTTGTCTTTAGGAACTAATGGAATGACACTCATGCCTTGCTGTGCATATTCTAACGCAGCATCCAATAGTTTTGTCATTTATCCTATTCCTCAGTTAACTTTTTATGTACCGCTTTCCAAAACTCTAGCTCGTTGCTGTACGCAGACCTGTCGCCTACGTTCTCTGTTCTCCATGTTTTGAACTTCAATTGACTAGACTCATCGATACCATGTCTTTCCTTCCATATATCGATACACTTGGTAGTCCAATCACCTACTGTTTCCTCAGCAAGCGGTTCTTGTTTTTCTAGTTGCTCTAACAGTCTGCCTGCATCCTCAATGCTCATGTCCTCTGTCTCATTGACAGTTACAGTATTGATGTAAGCAAAGTCTAGTGGTAGACCTTGTGCTAAGTTTATCAACTCGGACTTGATACATTCTGCCATTTTGTCTGCGTCCCCATCAAATAAACCAAAGTCATGTGGGTACGAGTCAGCAAGTATGTTAAGTAATTGACCTTTGCCAATTGCTTGTTGAGTAGTATCCTGTCTTTGTCCACTGTTAGGTTTTGCAACAGGTGCACTTACAGGTGCACTGACAGTTTCGCCACCCTCAACTGGAATAGCACTCAGTACATCCTGATATCTATTGCCTGTTGATTTCATACCACCTAGTTGTAAAACAACCATGTATTGTTGCCCCTCTGTAAGCGGTTGTTGTGATGTCCAAAACCCTGCAACACTTTCTCCTGCAGGTGTCTTGAACGCATAGCCATTCCACTGACCTTTCTTACTACAAATCAAAAGTGTCTCGTCTGTTTTCTCGTAGTCAACACCTTTGTATTGCCTGCCAGTTGATTTAAACTCCAACTGCACGTTGTTGTATTCTGTTGTCATTATTTCTCCTTCTATTTTAGTTTTGTTATTACTTGGTTTTTTATGTCGACACTTGTTTCATCTGCTATATCAACTAAAGCTACAAGTGCTTCAGCTTGAGTCAGTTTATTTTGAACTGCCCATACTTTGAACTTGTGGTGCTGGTCGTCATCAATGTTAGTAATCAGCAGTGTCTTGTCCTTAGATGCCATTCTCACTCCTTTCTATATACTATTATATATTTTTATAGGTACGTTGTCTAGTAAATCAGAACAACATTTGTTGTCTTGGATCTTGGGTGTTTATCACTAGCCTGTAGTAATATAATCCATCTCCATGATAATCTTTTTCTAGTGTGTGGCTGCCAAACTTAGGTTTCCTAAAGTTTCTCAGTTGAGCAGACACAGATGTTTCTGGTGCTCTAGTCACATACGATATGTGTTTTAGAGTTCTCCATTCTCCATCTTTCATAAAGTCAAAGATTCTTTGTTGTTGTTTAGATAGTCGTGCATGATCTCTCTCATGTTGATAGTCACTACCATCAAAAGGTTCTTTGTTCATGTTGCCTCCTTTAGAGCACGTTTTAATTTTCGTGTAAACCATTCTGTAGGTTTGTGATTGACTATATTGCCATCAAAATCTACAGGTATTTGTCCATCGCAAACTGGACAAGTAGCCGTTGTTTTATCCATCTCTGTCCCTTTACGTTGAGATCCAACGCACCTAGACAAATATTTCTTAGCTTTTGCCCTGTCAACTATTGACTCCAAGTTTAATACCGAAGCATTGTACTTGTAATTTATTGTGAATAAATGATTAGCACTTGGTTTGCCTGGCTTTCTCCATCCACAATTGATGCAGTATATGTCGCCATAGTTTTCTACCATGCGACCAGTTATGCACCGACCACATCTCTCAATCATTTTCTAAAACCCTTCTTAGTTATGTGATAGTTGCTTGCTACCACACTTGCCATCTTGGTCAAAGCTTGTGTTGAAACATATGACTTTTCACCCAAGACTTTTGCTGCCCGAAACTCTGCTATCAAATGATTGATTGCGATTTCCTCCTGCTCAGATAAGTCTGAGCCATCATCGTGTACAAGTTTGTACGATCTCTGTTCTTTCATTTTCATGTTACTTTCCTCTTTGCATTCTTTTGTAAACAGCTTTTTTCAAGCGTGTTATTAGTTTTTTATCTTTCAATGTGTCACCAATTGTGACCACTGGTTCTTTTTTTTCTTCAACCTTTACAGACTTATCCATCACTTCATCCCAGTCAGCCTGGACTGTATGTCTTGAGTAAAGAATTGCTGGCTCTTTTGATCTCAAAGCAGTTTCAAACTTTTGTATTTCTGATTGATTGCCGCCATGAAATTCAAACTTCCATCCATACTTTCCTCTCCAGTGAAAATATTCATCTGTTGTGTAGATTACTTTTTCAAAACCCATATTAACCTCCTTTCTTTATTACCCTTGCGTCTCTAGCAAAGTATTATTTAATTCGTCAGCGTACCTTACCCCTTGATTGTAATAATCATTATCTGTTTCACTAGAGGTATTTTGTATAAAGTAATCTAAAACACCTTGCTTAAAATCTTCAAGGTTTTTATGAAAAGCTTTTTCATGTTCTATGTATTCTTTATTCATTACTGCCAACCCTCCATAGTTAGGTCACCATCCTCGAGTTGAAGACCATCACTGGTTGTCCACCTCTGTAAGTCTTGTTCCCTATGTGTTCCTACTATACTATTGTTCATTACTTCTACTTGTTTCTTGAACCTCTCTATAGCACCTTGCTCTCCCTCTGGAAAGCTGTGTTGCTTGCCACCATTCTGCCCAAAGAACATATAGTCTTTTAGTGTGAATACTATTCTATCTAAACTCATTTTATTCCTCTCTCCATTTTTCCATTATTTGTTCATCTGTTGAATCATCAATGTAGAAAACCCAACCATTGATTGTTATGTAAACAGACTGTTCTGAGGATGGCTCTATAACCATTCTTTTGCTCATTTATTTAACCTCCTTCCTCTTCTTCTATATCATCTTTGTATATTATTATTGATGGTATATGTTCTGCTATTTTATCTGCATTTATAACTTTATTTACTGGACTTGCAAACTCCCAGTTTGTATGACCAACTAATCTTTCTGATAGTTCATCTATTAATTCTGTTATATCCATTTACTGATTCTCCACATCATCTCTATTTATTAATTCATCTATGTAATACTCTGAATCTGAGATGTGATATTCTATTACATCCCAGTTTATACCCACACTAGCATCATGATCATCAATCACTTGCTCTAGTATTTCGTATGCTTGGTCTATGTCTAGATCTACTCCCATGTCATGTGCCTGAGAAATAATATCCTCTGTCGACCATTCTATTGTTAGTGTCTTGTGTTCACTCATTCTTTATCCCTTTCTATTATTGCTAGAATATTTCTAGCCATATTGTCGTACCCGTAAGTCATGTCATCCATCCTCTGATTATTCGCTTCAACCCATTCCTTGTTGTCATGTATAACCTTTATGCACTCTTGTGCTATTTCTGCAACTAATTTTGCGTAATTCATAGTTAACCTCCTATGCATTCTATATTTGTTTTATGTAACTGGTAAAGTATATTGCACAATACTATGATCATAAGTGTTGCTGACCATAACGTAACATGAAACATAAGTCTCCAGTTAGTTGTTGTATGGTAATATTTAATTGCCATTTTATTACACTCCTCTGACTTTCAACTCACCTCTGAGCTTTGTCATTTTATCTTCTAGATCTTTCAAGTTACCTAGATACTTGTGCAACTCTTGTGTCTGCTTTACCTGTACTCTTTGTATCTCCCAAAGTGTGTCAAGTAAATCATCCTTAGTAGTCGTCAAGTCCTGATCGATATCTTCAAGTAACTCAGATATCTCTTTGTCTTTTATTTGATTAATAGTCTCCATTTTTATACCTCCTTTTTTTTTAGCCGAACCATGCCGACTGTTCTTTTTGTAATCTTAGTTTCTCCTCTGGTGGAATTTCAGCCACACAGGTATCACATAATACATAGCCATCAATCATTGTGTAATCATCTAGTACCTTGTAGTCACAATCTTTTCCCTCACACTCCATCTCTCTACACTCGGCACATTGATAACCCTCTAACCCTATCCAAAAATCATCAGGTACAAAGACTGACTCGTCAAAAAATTTGTCGAGCCATCTTTTATCAACATCTCCTGCCTGTCGGTCTACAGACGCAGGTATTCTGTTGACAAACCTGCCACTACCCCAACTTGTGTCTTGGAAACAATCCACACACTCGTCACCTATATCTACTATATCTAGGTGTTGGTTGGTTAGTTGTTCTAGTTCATCATAATCCATTTACTTCCTCCCATCTCCCGACTTCCTCTAAATAATCTTGAGAATCAAAGCCAACTATTTCATTGCATTGTGGACACGCATTGTAATCATATCCATTGAACTTCACTTGTTTATCAGCCACCTTATCGGTAACGATATTACACGATTCACAATAGTGTAACGTGTCTACTGTTCTACTCATTTACTTACTCCAATCTCCATCTATCGTCCTATTTATTACGTCACTTTCTTCGTACAAAACTTTTACAACTGTTGCATTGTACCCCTCGACATCAGTATTCAAATCTTCTCCATCTAAATACCCTAAGTTCTTGCCATCAGTATCTTCATCTGTTTCAACTAAAAGCTTTTTGTACACTTCAACTGTTTCAATTATTTCTATTTTAAACTGCTCACTCATTTACTTTCTCCTTAATTTTCTGCGTCATGAATGTTATTTTTTATGTGTTGTTCCCAACGTGCTTTGTCTTCCTCAAACTCTGCAATCCATCTATCTAATAATTCATGCAAGTCTTTTGCTTTCAAGTGTGGATGTTTTGTTCTGCTTACATAGTCTGTGTTGTACATAAACCTCAAACCATGTTTACCACTCAACACTACTTGGTTTTCCCACTCGTCATTTATATTCTCCTCAGGAAATCCCTCATCCATAAGAAACTCTAAATCCTCAAGAGCATCTTTGACTGCAAACCTTATAAACTTTTTCATTTTATCCTCCTTTCTAATAGTCTGTTACTTTTTCTGCTAACGAAATTTTCAATACGATATCATCTCCTTTTACCCATTCCTCTGCAGTGTCACACCCCTCACAATCTGGGGTTGGATTCTCTAAGAAGCCACAGTTGGTACTGAGCCACTCGTATCTGCCCTCTTTTGTTTTCCTTATCAAGAAGCCATCCTCCTCATCAAAGGTTTCGGTATTGTACTTCTCTCGGTACTCGATAATGTCATCGATTATATTGTCTATGTATTTTATTTCATCACTCATTTATGTCCTCCAATGAAGCCAATGCGATATGCACGTCATCATATCCATCAACTTGGTACTCGTATGCTAACGCAAACGCACTTTTGTAATCTATTAGGTAGTCGTTAACTTCAACTCCACCTACCCAGACTGAATACAATTCTTTTCTCATTTAGTTACCTCCCTCATCTGTATCTTTTCCTCGCAGTTTGTTTTGGTTTATCTAACTCGTACCACATACGAGACATTATTTGTATCGACCTGCGATTATCTGACACAAATTTCCTCTTGCTATGTTCTTTTGCGTCCCTACGCTCCCATCTATTTTTCATGTACTTACTCCTTATCTATTTTTACTATATGAATGTACTTTGTTTCTTTTATTCTGCTCTACAATTCGAGCTTGTTCGCTCCCTTGCTTTTGCGTACCATGAATTACCAAAGCAAACGACTTAGTATTACGAATTGCTAACGAGTCATCGGTATCAATCTCTAAGTTTTTCTCCCTTGCTTCTTGTTCAGACAGTACAACAACTGCCTCGATCAATTCATGTTCTCTGATAAAATCGTCATGCCTACCACCACGAGAAGCCACGAGTCTTAAGTTTCTCACCTCTTTCAACTCATCTAATCTCTCAACCCAATAGTCTAAACTCTTGGTGTAAGCATAGAAAATTCTATGTGGATTTTCGCCTGCATATTCAATCCAAGCATCAAAATAATTCTGATTAAAGAAATCTCCTCCGACATGAATACGGAATGGTGTATAACTATCCTTTATCGATACATCCAAAAGATTGTGCATATCTCTGACAGTCTTACACTCTCTCAACAAATCAAAATTATGTTCTCTCTGTTCGTATACGCTTGGGAATACTGCCTCTGCAGTTGCAGAAAAACATCTGAACTTTGCCACTGCTCCATCAAATATTTTTCTCTTGCCGTCAACAATTTTTACCTTTGCCAAGCAGTCTAAAGCAGATGGACATGAACGCCCACTTGGTAGACTTAAGCTAGGATATTCTATCTTAGCATTGCCCCCTGAAATTTTTAATCTCTCCATTCTTTTTTCCTTTCTTATTTTTTATTCCAACTATACTGGTCAACTCCGAAGAGTCTATCTATCCAGTCTGGTAGAAACGGTGAGTATTCTGTGCAGTCATACTCTGTTGTTAATACCTCGTGTAATAGTTTTATAACTTCTATTCTTTGTTTAATGTATGGCTTTGTCCAATCTACTACTGGAGTAACTGGATTATATTTCTCCATTAGTTTTACTTGTACTTTCTCATGCCACTCCTGTTTATCCATTTGCCCCTCAACTTTCTTTCCTAATGCTCTCTCCAAGATTACTTTCTCTATCCACTCACTAGGATTTATATCTCCTACATAATCATAATGAGTATGGAAACAGATCTCCGCATAAGCGATATCAGATAGCAACTCTTTTTTGGTTGCGGTTTCTGTATCTCTCCAGTTATAACTCATTTACTTTTCCTCCTTTCTTGACCTTCTCCTCGTTGCTCGTGTTCTAGCTTGTCTTTCCTGTTCCTCTAGTTTTCTCTCCTCATCAGTTAGATTGTTTCTTCTTTCCTCTTCCGCTTGTTGTTCTTTCTTTCTTTCTTCTTGAAGAAATTTTCTACCCTCTTCGCTCTTTGCTCTCCTCCATTCCTGTTCCTCATCATCTAGTAAATTATCCTGAACGAAATACGTTGTATGTTCAAATGGATTTCGCCCTGTACTAATTTCCCCTGCGTCTAGTCGGTCTGTTACCTTAGTAAGCAGATAGTCTAACTCAAAAAGAGTTGTCTTTTGCTCCTCACTATCACGGTCAAGATGCAAGGAAAGTAAACTCTTTATGAAATGCAATAAGTGTTCTCCCTCTTGCTTGACACTTGGACTATCCTTGCAACACCCGATATTATCTATCCTGTTTTGACACCAGTTAACTATCTCTGTTACTCCTATCTTTATCTTGTGGCTATTGATTCGATACTCCATCCCTTTTCGTTCGGTTTCATCTCCGCCTGATAGGATGTCTATCGTATCTCCAATTCCCATACGAGAAAAAGACAGACTGTCTTTATGTTCTCTG